TCATCATAAGATAGTGGAGTCCTTAGATGACTTATCAGAGTTGATGGAGAAGTTTAAGAAGAACCAGATTTTGATGCCTCTTCCCAATAGAAGGATAGTTGATGAGTATGCAGTGTGGATTATATTCAGTCGTCTTAAGTTATCAAATGGATTGTTTGGTATACAGGATGTGACTCAGGGTTATTTGGAGCACAAGCACCAAGAAACATTTAATCCTGTAGTACTACATTACACAACATTAAATGAACAAAAGTTTGCACGTTCTGATCCAAAGTATTCTAATCTCTTAAGAGATCATGTTGCATTGGGTAAGGATATTGATCCTTATCATGAGTATGCAGATACTCAACATATTCCTCAAGAGTATCTTGAATTAGTAGCAACGGAACCAGAAATGTCTTATCAAGAAATGATTGACGCTGGTTACGAAATGTCTGGAGAAGGTATCTGGATGCCACCACAAGATGAATTTGTTTATGAAGATGACTGAACTCAAAGATTGGTTAAATTCTATCAACTTTAATAAGGATGATTTGACTACTGATGATCCTGACTCTATTAAGGATTATCCTCCTTATATTGTTAATAGATGTCTTAGTGGACATCTTGACACTATCCTCTATGCCAATGAAATGAACTTGCATCCTAACCTTGATAAGGATATGCAATATCAATTTTTTCTAAATAGTCTGAGGAAACGGAAGAGATTCTCACCCTGGCTAAGAAAGGATAAAGTTGATAACCTTAATATCATTAAAAAATATTATGGTTATAGCAACGAAAAGGCATTACAGGCTTTAAGACTTCTGACTCAACAACAACTGGATTACATTAAAAAGCGACTTGACACTGGAGGAATGAGATGAGTACTGTGAAAGAGCCTGAGGTTAATTGGAATCAGGAAATGATGGTAGAGGTTCAATTAGGTGAACCCGATGATTTTCTTAAAGTTAGAGAAACTCTTACTAGAATTGGTGTAGCTTCACGCAAGGAAAAGAAGTTATATCAATCATGCCATATCTTACATAAACAAGGAAGATATTATATTGTTCACTTCAAGGAATTATTTGCGTTAGATGGGAAACACGCTAACCTTACTTCTAACGACGTTCAGCGTCGCAATCGTATTACTCAGTTGCTTTCTGATTGGGGTCTCATAGAAGTAGTTAATACAGATTCTATTGGTGATATTGCACCATTAAATCAGATTAAAGTTCTTTCTTTTAAAGAGAAGGATGATTGGACATTAGAAACTAAGTACAACATAGGTAAAAAGAAAACTACTGAAACCAAGTAATTGAAAAAATTTATTTTTGATGTGGATGGGACTCTTACTCCCAGTCGCAAAAAGATAGAGCACGAATTCTGGGCTCCCTTTCTTATATTCTGCCGTCATAATGATGTCTATCTTGTCACTGGTAGTGACAGACAAAAGACCCTAGAACAATTGGGGTTGGATATATGCTACACTGCTAAAAGAGTATATAATTGTTCTGGTAGTGATGTGTATGAGAAAGATAAAAATGTTTATAGAGATGATTGGGAGTTACCTAAAGATGTAGAGATGCATCTAAATGATGAGTTAGTGTTCAGTGATTTTCCTTTACGTAATGGTAACCATATTGAAAGAAGACCAGGTGGAGTTAACTTTAGTATTTTAGGTAGAGATGAAGATCCAATGAAAGGTAGGAAGGAATATATTAGTTGGGATAAGATGCATGGTGAAAGGGATTATATTGCTAGAAGGCTTTTATATAACTTCACAGATTTAACTGTAGCACTTGGAGGACAGACTGGTGTTGATATTGGACCTAAGGGTGCTGATAAAAGTCAGATTCTAAGAGATTTTTCTAAGGATGATGAGTTACATTTCTTTGGTGATAGGATTGAAAAAGGTGGTAATGACCACACCTTAGCAATGAAAATAGTAGAAAATATGATGGGAACAGCGTATAATGTGGAAGATTGGAGGGAAACCAGAACCATATTGGAGGGTTTCCCACATGACTAAATTTAAAGATGTGATATAATTAATTGTGTCGCCGTAAGGGACACATTACACACTCGCTCATCGGAGGAGCTATCATGGGAAACCTAGTAAGGTATCGTTCTGCTGATCTTCCAGAACTAATGGATAAGATCATGCACAATAGTATAGGAATCAATGATGATTACCTAGACAAATTTTTTAACGTATCACACACTTCAAATTATCCACCATTTAATTTAATCCAAGTAAATAATGTCGAATCGAAACTGGAAGTCGCTCTCGCAGGGTTCAAGAAAGATGACATCCAAGTCTATACGGAGTATGGAAAATTATTTGTGGAAGGCAAGCAAGAAGATAAAGAAACAGATGGCGAATTTATCCACAGGGGATTGGCCCAACGTTCCTTTGAACGGCAATGGACGCTCGCAGACGATACGGAGGTTAGATCCGTCAGCTTTACCGACGGACTCCTCACCGTGGAGTTAGCAAAAATAATACCAGAGAAACATGCTCGAAAAGAGTTTAATCTTTGATACATAGGAGGGGTTGCATCCCCTCCTTTTTTATGATACAATAATTTCATGACAATTAAACTAGCCCTACTAAAGTCTGGAGAGGATGTCATTGCCGATTGGCAGGAGATTGTCCTTGAAGACAAAGACAAAGTTGCAGCATATCTTGCCTCTTATCCTTACAGTGTAAAGATTAAGGATGGGGAAGATTCATCAAAACTTGCTCTTTCATATTATCCTTGGATGCCTTTATCCAAAGATACTGAGATAGCAATAGACCCCACTTGGGTTGTAACATTAGTAGACCCAGTTGATGAAGTAAAAACAACCTATGAGGAAAAAGTCAATGTCATCAAAGAAAGACGCAATGGTAATAGTCCTGATAACGGGGACAACACTGATAGCGACGATTGAAGAACAAACATCTGAATTGGGTGAACCAGATTGTAAGTTGATTGAACCTTATGTGGTTACACCTGAGGGTACTGTTGAGCCTTGGTTACTTAATGTGACAAATCAGAACGAAGTGATGATATCATCTGATAAGATATTAACATTGGTCGATCCTAAAACACCTTTACTAGCAAAATACGAAGCAGTATTTGATTGATGCGTTTTTACACTAATGTCCAACTTGTTGGTAATCAGTTCCTTGTTCGTGGATACGATAATGGGAAAAGGTTTACTGATAGGGAAGAATGGCGACCTACTCTTTTTGTAGACTCTAAAAAGAAATCTAAGTTTCAGACATTAGAGGGTAAATCTGTAGAACCTATTCAACCAGGTTATGTTCGTGATTGTCGTGAGTTTTATAAGAAGTATCAGGATGTAGAAGGGTTTAACATTTATGGAAATGAAAGGTATATCTATCAATACATTTCTGAGAAGTATCCTCAGAATGAGATCAAGTTTGATATATCAAAGATACAGTTAGTTACTCTTGATATTGAAACCACATCAGAGGAAGGCTTCCCTGATGTGCATTCTTGTGTAGAGGAACTTCTTACTATTACCTTACAGGATTATTCGACCAAGAGTATTATAACTTGGGGTGTTAAACCATTTAAAGTTAAGCAAGATAATCATAATTATATTCAATGCGATTCTGAGTTTGATTTGCTCAATAAGTTTATTGAGTGGTGGATGCAGTATACACCTGATGTGATTACTGGATGGAACATTCAGTTGTTTGATATACCATATATTCAAGGCCGTCTTAAGAGGGTTTTGGGTGAGAGGTTAATGAAAAGACTTTCTCCTTGGGGACTAGTGACTGAGGGTGAAGTTTATATTAAAGGTAGAAGGCATATATCCATTGATATTGGTGGTGTGACACAATTAGATTATCTTGACTTGTATAAGAAATTTACTTATACTAATAGAGAATCTTATCGTCTAGACCACATTGCAGAAGTAGAACTGGGGCAAAAGAAATTAGACCACTCTGAGTTTGATACCTTTAAAGATTTCTATAGTGGGAATTGGCAGAAGTTTGTTGAGTACAACGTCATTGACGTGGAATTAGTTGACAGACTTGAGGATAAGATGAAGTTGATTGAACTTGCCCTGACTATGGCATATGACGCAAAGGTGAATTTTACCGATGTGTTTTATCAGGTTAGGACTTGGGACTCAATCATTTATAACTATTTGAAGAAGAGGAATATAGTTATTCCTCCTAAAAAAAGTGTTGAAAAAACCGACAAATACGCAGGTGCTTATGTCAAGGAACCGAAACCAGGAAGCTATGATTGGGTGGTCAGTTTTGATCTCAATAGTCTGTATCCTCACCTTATTATGCAATACAACATTTCCCCAGAGACCCTCAGGGAAACTCGACATCCCAGTTCGAGCGTTGAAAGGCTCTTAAGAAAAGAGTGTAAGATTGATGGGGATTATGCAGTTTGTGCGAATGGAGCACAATATAGGAAAGATGTTCGTGGGTTCCTTCCTGAACTCATGGAGAAGATTTATAATGAGAGAGTCATATTTAAAAAGAGAATGCTTACTGCCAAGCAGGAGTATGAGAATTCCCCTAGCAAGAAGTTGGAAAAAGAAATTGCTAGGTGTAATAATATTCAGATGGCAAAGAAGATACAACTTAATTCTGCTTATGGTGCTATTGGTAATAATTACTTCAGGTATTATAAGTTAGAGAACGCAGAAGCCATTACTTTATCAGGGCAGTTTTCTATTAGATGGATAGAAGGCAAGATGAATGCCTATCTAAATAAATTGCTTAAGACTGATAGCAAAGATTATGTCATCGCTTCTGACACTGATTCCATATATCTCAATCTGGGACATCTTGTTCAGACTATCTTTGGTCAAGACAAGGATGTTGATAAGACAAAAATTGTTAACTTTCTGGATAAAGCGTGTCAGACGCAATTTGAACCATACATTGAAAAGTCGTATGCTGAACTTGCGTCTTATGTAAACGCATATGATCAGAAGATGTTCATGAAGCGAGAGAACATCGCTGATAGAGGCATCTGGACTGCTAAAAAAAGATACATCCTTAACGTTTGGGATAGTGAAGGAGTTCGTTATGAAAACCCTAAACTGAAAGTGATGGGGATTGAGGCTGTTAAATCTTCAACCCCTGCACCTTGTCGTCAAATGCTAAAGGATGCATTTAATAAGATCATGACAGGAACTGAAGATGATGTCATTGAGTTTATTGATGACTGTCGTAAAAAATTTAGTTCTATGCCACCAGAAGACATTGCTTTTCCACGTTCAGTTTCTGATGTGGACAAGTATAAAAGTGTCAGTGCGATTTATGAGAAGGGTACTCCGATTCATTGCCGAGGTTCACTTCTCTATAATCACTATGTCAAAAAGAATAAGTTGGATCATAAGTATTCTCTTATTCAAAATGGTGAGAAAATTAAGTTCTGCTATCTTGCAAAGCCTAATCCAATCCATGAAAATGTCATATCATTTATTCAGGACTTTCCTAAGGAATTGGGACTGGACAAATATATCGACTATGACTTACAATTCAATAAGTCATTCTTGGAACCTTTAAAAATTATACTCGACTCTATTGGGTGGAGTTGTGAGAAAACTGCAAATCTCGAATCCTTTTTTACTTAGATGGAATTACCTATCAACGACAAAGATTTAGCAACAATAGTCAATGCATTAGCATTGGGTGGAGACACCAGACTCTATCATTTATTAAGGGAGGTAAAAAATGACAGGCAACTTAAATCAAAAGAGGTAGCATTATGATTTTAGTATTCATCATTGTAGGATTACTATTCTTTATCATGGGGTATGGATTGTATCTTACAATAGGACCAGGTAAAACAGAATTACGTGACCCTATTGACGAACATGCTAAAATGCATGAACTAGGTATTGCACATGGACATGGTGGAAGCAAGGGTGCATATGAAATGTCTGGTAAACTTGAACACAAACATGATTGATTATGTTTTTTGAGAAAGTGAGTTTAGTTACTGGTGGGTTTGATCCAATCCACAGTGGACATATATCATACTTTAAGAGAGCAAAAGATCTCTCTAATTATCTTGTGGTTGGTATCAACACTGAAGAGTGGTTGACACGTAAGAAGGGACAGTACTTTCAATCATGGAAGGAAAGAGCCGAGATCATTAGACATCTTGATATGGTAGATGCAGTTATCTCCTGGAATGATGAAGATGATAGTGCGTGTGGAGCAATCGCAAAATGCTTGGAGATAGCACAAACGGTAGTCTTTGCCAATGGAGGTGACCGTGGAAAAAGTAATACGCCAGAAATTGATCAGTATGATGATCATCCAAACGTAGAGTTTGCTTGGGGTATCGGTGGGGACAACAAAATGAACAGTAGTTCCTGGATCCTGCATGGATACTTTGAACGCCAAAAGAAACTATTAGGTATTTAACATGAACTTTCTTAAATCTATTGTAAAGGAGATTGACAATGAGTACGCTTCAATCGTTAGTGACGGTGTTTCAGCAGGCGACTGTGATTCTTTTATCGATACTGGCTGTTACCTCTTTAATGCATTGGTATCGGGTTCGATTCGTGGCGGCATCCCTGCGAACAAGATTACAGCGATTGCGGGGGAGTCAAGCACGGGTAAAACTTTCTTTGTTCTTAGCATTGTCAAGTCTTTCTTGGACAATAATCCTGAAGCTGGTGTTATCTATTTTGAATCTGAGTCAGCGATAACCAAACAAATGATTGAAGAGAGGGGTATAGATGCTTCTCGTATGATCATTGTTCCTGTGACAACGGTTCAGGAATTTCGTGAACAAAGTATTAAAATACTAGATAAGTTAGGGAATGAAGAAAAACGTCCTCCAATGATGTTTGTTCTCGACTCTCTGGGAATGTTGAGTACGACTAAAGAAATTGAGGATGCTAGTGCTGGCAAGGAAACTCGTGATATGACACGAGCACAAGTTGTTAAATCAATCTTTAGAATCTTGACATTAAAGCTTGGTAAGCTTAAAATACCAATGTTAGTCACTAATCACACTTACGATGTTGTCGGAGCTTACATACCAACTAAGGAAATGGGCGGAGGTAGCGGCCTCAAATACGCAGCGAGTACAATCATTTATCTCGGAAAGAAAAAGGAGAAGGATGGAACGGAAGTCGTCGGAAATATTATCAAAGCGGAGACTCATAAATCAAGGTTAAGTAAAGAGAACAAACGTGTCGAACTCAGACTCTCATACAAATCGGGACTTGACCCCTACTATGGTTTACTCGGATTGGGAGAGAAATATGGAGTCTTTACAAAAACTGGAAACCGCTTCCAGATTGGAGAAGCAAAGGTGTATCCAAAGAACATTTACGAAAATCCTGAAAAGTATTTTACGCCTGAAGTGATGCAAGCTTTAGACGAATGTGCTAAGAAGGAATATAGTTATGGTGCGTGATTATGATGGTGCATTACCAGATGAACTCTGTGATGCACTGATAAAATTATTTGAAGAAGATGTTGAACATCATGAACGTGTGGACAATGAGGCTAAACCTACTTTCACACAGTTGAATTTAAATCAGCATCATGCTAAGATAGTACCAACACTTTCAAAATATGCTTTAGATGTTTTAAAACTCTATAAGCACGATGTACCAGCAACAGAATATCTTCCACCTGCTAGATTCTTTGAAGAGTTTAGGATTAAGAAGTATTGTATTGGTGGTAAAGATCGTTTTGATGAACATGTAGATGTCAGCGATTATGCTAGTGCTAAACGTTGCCTTTCTATGCTATTCTATTTGAATTCTGTTCCTGTTGGAGGACAAACTGTGTTCCCTCAACAGGGATTATCATTCAGGCCTACCTTAGGGTATGCTATAATATTTCCACCGACGTGGGAATATCCACACGCAGGGCAAGCTACTATAAGCAACCCCAAATATATCATGAGCACCTATCTACACTATGGATAATGTTGAACTTCTAGTTTTAAGAAGTCTCCTTCATAATGAAGACTATGCTCGTAAAGTCATTCCTTTTGTTAAAGGAGATTATTTTGAGCAACTCTCCCAGAAGATTGTTTTTGAGGAAGTGTCTTCATTCATTGAAGAGTATGATCAACTTCCTTCTAAGGAAGCACTCTATATTGAGGTAGAAAAACGTAACGATGTTAACGAGGAATCATATAAGAACATAAAAGAATTGATAGGAGTCTTGGATGATTCTCCTTCTGATGAAGAGTGGTTAGTTAATACTAGTGAAAAATGGTGTAGAGATCGTGCCATTTATATGGCATTAATGGAGTCTATAAAACTCGCTGATGGACAAGATGATAAAAGAGGAAGAGATGCAATACCAAGTATTCTTTCAGATGCCTTAGCAGTTTCCTTTGATAACAATGTAGGACATGACTATTTCCAAGATTACGAAGCACGATACGAGAGTTATCACAAGAAGGAGGATAAGATACCGTTCGACTTGGAATATTTTAACAAGATTACTAAGGGTGGTATTCCTAATAAGACTCTTAATATCGCTCTTGCTGGTACAGGTGTTGGTAAGTCTTTGTTTATGTGTCACATGGCTGGATCCAGTCTCGTCAATGGACATAATGTATTGTATATCACTCTTGAGATGGCAGAGGAAAAGATTGCGGAAAGGATTGATGCAAATCTTTTGAATATTAATATCCAAGAGATTACTGATTTACCTAAACCAATGTTTGAGAGTAAGGTAAGTGCTCTTGCTAAAAAGACACAGGGTACATTAATTGTTAAAGAGTATCCTACTGCATCAGCACATTCAGGACATTTTAAGTCATTGTTAAATGAACTTGCCTTGAAGAAATCATTTAGGCCTGATATAATATTCATAGATTATCTAAACATATGTGCTTCTAGTAGGTATAGAGGAAATTCTAATGTCAATTCCTACTCATACATCAAAGCAATCGCAGAAGAACTTAGGGGTCTCGCAGTTGAGGCGAACGTTCCGATTGTATCTGCCA